GTTGGCCGCCACTTCACGTAGTGAAGCGGGCTTAGAGAGAGAAACCCTCTCGAGCTGTCTCGATACGCACAAATGGAACACTGTTCCATATGATTGTAGAGAGAAAGGTAACGATAGGTTTAGGTCGGAACATAGAGTTCCGGTAATTCCTTTCCCCATCCTTGCCCCACAAGATCATTCATAAGCATTTGCTTAACAGTGATCTTGGATTCCTGATCCGCTAACGTAAGAATTGTGAAATCTTAGTTTAACGACTCAAGAACCTTAACTATGCCCAACGAGGTTGAATAAACCATCTTGGTATCATAATTAATGTTGCCCTGATCATAGCATGATCGGACCGCAATTTCTTGCAGTTGTTTACTCAAAACTGATATGGGCGTAAGCCCCTCAGACTCGAGCTCCAGCATGTCATTTGGCATGTTAGAGACCAAACGATGTTGATCGGCGAACCTCTGAACGAGAATTATCTCCTTTGGAAGTAGAACTTGTCTATCAACCTTGAAGAATTCTTTCGCATATTTGGTGCCAGTGCCCTCCATGTAAAGATTTGAACCTATTAATAGGTCCCAATTCCTCCATGGAAGGGAAAACTGTACCTCTAGCGTTTCAGCGGCTTTAGCTTTGACAGTTACCATGGAATCGGCTATGTTAACAATATTGTTACATATTGAAAGCCTCTCCATTTTAACAGGATCCAAAAGCAACCTTTCGGTTTCTTCGGATATCCATTTGCCACGCTTTAGATAGTCTATTGTTAGGTATTGGCTTAGTGATCGACCACTTTGCTCAATACAAAACAATGAGATAATCCAAGGCTGGAGCTTGTCAAAGTAGGTTTCCTTACCGTTCTTAGTAATATTACTAAGTCTAGTAAAGGACGAACTTGATAGTTCGATGCCTCGTGACGCACACAATGAGAGTAAGATGGGAATGTAACGGAAATCTTTGGATTTTGATATAATCTTAGGAGAAATCCTAGATACATCATTTCCATCGAGGAACGTACGACTACAGAATTCGGCAACTGAGCCGACTGTAGAATACTCTTTTGATTTCGAGAAATTTATCGGAAGATTAATCTTCTTATAAGTATTCTTGATCAAACCATCTGGGTCATAAACCCATAGGTCGTCACCTACCTTACCGTAACAAGCATTATGAGGGAATAATCCCTTTATACTGCTCTCCGTATCCAATACATAGTGTATTAAGATATGGTCGGTTAAAGTAGCGATGTCAAATGAGCCGTTCGTGCCCATTCCTTGGCCTTGCCCGTACTTTACAGTACCAGCAGGTCCTTTAACATTCCAAGAACAGTGCACAACAAGTTGTGCCCAGTTCTCAGATAGTCTCGGACTGAAAAGGTGTTTCATTACGATCTTTTGTAGATCCCGATGAAACCTGTCCGTCCAAGAGGAAATATCGTAAAACTTAAGTGAACGTATGTTCAACTTATGCTCTCCGATTATTTCTTCCTTGAGACACCGATTTTGAAAATCAACCATCTTGGCTACGCCAAGATCTTGGTTTAAACGGAAGTCCGTATTTACGAACAACTGTTTAGTGACCAACAATACATGATCCCTTACGGGTTCTAGTATCAGTTGTGTCCAGAAATCGACGATCGCCACGATTCGGGTTTTAAAACCGGAATCAGGGACTGAGACTAACTTTCTTAACTTAATGTGCTTAATGTCCGTATCTAACGTACTGTCAGGATCCACAGGGACCTTAACAAGTTCCGACAGATAGCTATACAGGTACTCTACCTTCAGCTCAGAACATAAGTTCTTGAACGGTCGGTTAAGTTTACTGTTCAGCAGACATATCGCCTCCTCATGTGCACTCTCGATCTTCGGCTTCCCATTGGGACCGTTTTTCGTTAAACGAAAACGATAACCCGCAAGGTTAGTTGAATCAGGATTGTACTTATGAGGTCTTAATAGTTTCTCAGCATAAGCTTCGAAACCTTTAAGAAAATCACTATCGATTGGCTTGGCTTTATCTGTAACTGATTTGAAATCAGCGTCAGAAAGGCCATCGATCATTCTGACTATGTTCAGTGTGGTTAGGATTACTTGGAAATACTTAGGCCGCAGGGCGGCATCTGTAACTTCAAAGTAATCGGCTATAAGTTGGATAAAATTTCGACCCAACTTAGAAGGAATACTATGCGAGTCCGAAGTGGATAACCACTCCGGGTTCTCTGGTTTTCTAAACTCGATCAAGGAAATTGTGTAGTTTTTAATTACATTATATCTCCCAGAACCATCGGTGAATCCGTGATTCCTGATGAGCTTAGTGATAAGGTTCCGTACATCGTCTACCATTTGAGCATAATACTCAACAGTGTAGATGTCCAGGATTGAATGTAGCACAATTGCTTCATTCTCTAAACGTGGCTTGAAATACCACTCCTTATGTGCAGGAATCTTTCGATTTCTGCTGGCTCTCCCCTGGCCCTTACGAGGCTTTTGCTTCGTAACTGACTTTGTCATAATTATTTATGATTAGTTAGGTTTAGGGTTGTCGGTCGCGTTACCAATACAGTGTATTGGGCACGACTTGTTCCCCGGCTACCTGCACAAATGTACAGTCACCGTTCGTCGCCTTCAAG